ACCCGGCTATGTACCTAGGATAACTATGTCGACCGGCCCAGGTTTCCCCTGGTGCTGCTCTTCGGATAAGAAAAGGAAATCTGATTTGCTATTCTTTGATGATAATGACATGTTAACCCAAGTTGATGCTGAATTCTACGATCAATTGAGGGATGAGGAAGAAAAAATGCGGAAAGGTGTTAAACCCTTTACCGTTTTCCAAATCTCGCTGAAAGATGAGCGTTTGCCTATCGAAAAGGTGAATAATGTACGGTTAATTCAGGGTAGCTCCCTGACACTAACGCTTTCTTCGCGCCGATACCTAATGGACTTCAACTTCGCCTTCCAGGAAAACAGATGCAAATTGGAACACTGCGTCGGGATAAACCCTTTCAGTCTTGATTGGGATGTTCTAGCCACAGAGCTAGTTCAATTCTCCCCGTTTATCTGTGTTGGCGATTACTCCAAATTCGGACCCCGGTTACTTAACAACTTTGTGACCGGAGCGTACGAAATCATGCACGATTGGTATCGCCAGTTTAATCCTCCTGAAGAAGATCAGATGGTAAGATTAATGCTTGGTGAGCGAGTTGTCAACTCGTTAAACATGTGCTATGACCAAATTATACAGTTACATTGTGGAAGCCCTTCGGGAGCTATGAACACTGTAATAGTTAATAGTCTGTGTAACATGCTTTATATCAGATGTGCGTGGATAGGAATCATGCGAAAAGCTAAACCGACTGTTTCTGGCCTCCACCACTTCAAGCAATACGTTAACTTTTATTGCTATGGCGATGATGTCATCTTCGCTGTCAAGCCTGAAATGATTGATTTGTTTAACAACCAAACAATCTCAGAATATTTTGCTGGATATGGCGTCAAGTACACCGATGTCACGAAAGGAGAGCAAATGAGAAAGTTCTGTTCAATCGAAGAGGCTAGTTTTCTGAAGTGTGGATTCAAATTCTTTACAGAAACAACAATAGCACCCGGTGTTTGGCTGCCCCAACCAGATCTTGGGGATTTGTTCGACACAACAAATTGGGTGCGAAAACCAAAGGGTACCAACAGTGGTTCGGATGTCGAAAGTATACTTATCGACGCAGCCGTGTCTAATTGCGAGGACGCGGTGCGAAAAAGCTGGTTTCACGGACGAAAGACGTATGAAGCATTCCAGCATAATGTCCAGAACTATTGGAGAAATGCCCAGGGGGTACAGCGCTACCCAACTTACTATACTTACGAAGGTCTAGCTGAGGAATATTCTATTCCGCTTAGACTGCAAAACGAAGTAAAAGTTGGTGTTACCCCGTCCGATTTATCGGAAATGATCAATAAGCGTCATAAGGCTAACCCTCACGAAGGGCGTTGTTCTAGGAAGTGTTCGCACAACCAGAAGAATGGCGTTCTGAAATATTGCGAGGAAGCGACCGAAA